TACTAACACTTTAGGTTTTTATGTTGAAAAATTAGCATTGATTTTCTGCTCGTAAATGGAGTTAGTTTTCATGTGGACGACCCATTGCAACATTGGTGTATGGCTTCTTTTTTAAAACTATTCCTCTCTTCTTTCGTATAGCTCTTCTTTCTCTTTCACTTAGTCCACCCCATATACCAAATTTTTCACCATTATTAACTGCATACTCTAAACACTCTTCTTGAACAGGACATCTTCTACATACTGCTTTTGCTAATCTAGTGGAAGCACCTCGCTCCGGAAAAAAAATATCTTGGTCAACTCCTACACATTCACCTTTACTCTTCCAACTGTTTAGTTCCCTGTCGTGTATGTCCATTCTTTACTTCTACCTCTCCAAATACTTCCTTAACTAAGGAGTAAATTGTTTCTTGTTCTTCCAACGAATTTATAGGTAAAAGTAAATCAATCTGCTCGTAAAACAGTTCCTCTTGCTCTTCATTCCATTCTTCATTCCATTCATTACAACCTAATTTGTCCCATATAAGCTCAAATATAAGTTTTGAACGGTCTTTGTCTTTGTGTGTGCGATAATATATAGCCCATTTTATAGTATTTATCACTAAATACCTAATGTTTCTCTAAGCCAATCTACAAAGTCATCTGAATCTCTACTTCCAAGTTCATCAGCGACTCTCTCTTCCCACTCGTAAAATACTTCCGGATTAACTTTAAATCTGTATCTTCCTATCTGTATTTTAACATCTGTTTCTTCATCATCTACATCCGGTATATCTTCTACATCAAATGTAGAGTTTATATCCCCAACCATAGATTCCAAATCATCAAAATCATAACCTGTTCCGTCTAATTCAAGACCGGCAGATATTAACTTTTCTAACTCATCAACTAACTCTCCGGTATTCCAACCACCTAACTCTGTAAGTCTGTTGTCAGCAATAAGATATGCTTGTGCTTCATTATCATCTTCAAAAGATATACCTTTAAGAACAGGTACAAGCCACTCACCGTCTTTTTCTTTAATACGATTAGGAACTTTTTCACCTGCGTCTTTAAGTGTCTGAAGTGTTTGCAATCTACCATGACCGGCTAATAATTTACCCGTGTTTTCATTCATCATAATAGGTTGTGTAAAACCAAATCTTTTAATTGATTGATATATTTGACCAATATCATGGTCTTTAGGATTGTTATCTGCCTCAACTATTTCAGATAAAGGCATGTATTCTACTTGTATATCCACTACACTTCCTCTTTCATATAATAACTATTCATAGTTCTGTTTAAATCAGAGATAATGTTGTAAGCTAATGTGCTATAACCGTCAGCATTAAACCCACAATCAATATCATTATCAACTCCAAATTCATATTCACTTCCGTCAATAGTTAGAGTTCCTTTTATATAAATGTTTGACTTATTGTTTGATGACATTATTCTTCTTCACCTCCTTTACTTATTTCTTTTGACAATACTTGTATCATTTTGTCTAAATCCAACCATATAGTTGCTAATTGTGTAGACATTTCTGATAAAGTCTTAGCAATATCTTCTAAACTAGTATCTTTTTTAGAATTTTCATTAAAATTCCAATTATTCCAATACTGATAATTATGCAATGTAAGTGCCTCCACTCTTTGCTTGTATTGTTAAAGCTAGAGCAGTAACTATGTTAGCCATGTTCTGCCCTATCTCTTTAACTGACTTACTATCGTTGTAAGCCCTAATGTACTCTTCTCTTAATCTGTCTAACTCATTACGAAGAACATCTTCTGCCGTGCAATCGTCAGTCATCATCAGATTCCATAATGTGTCCAATACCTAACATATCTTTATAAATTGTAGCTTCTTGACCTAAACACAATCTTTCTTGTATTTCTGCATAAAAACTAAGTTCATCATTATCTAATATATCAGACAACCTATGACCTGTATTATTTATAAAAGCCATGAGACATGTAATTATTGTCCATGCTATTTCTTGTTGTGATTCTTTATGAAAAAACTCTATGCCCCAATCTTCAATGTGCGTGTCTCCGTCATTAAACATAGGAACAGATACAACATCTGTATACATCTGTTCTAAAGTTTTACAATATTCTTCTGCTACTTTATTTCTTGTTAGCTTCGTATATATCTTTGTTTCACTATATTTATTATTCTTTGTCATTGACATCTAATTGTTTTTCCAATTGTTTATCAAGAAAATATTCATCTTGTCCGTTCATTTGTGACCATAAGTGTAAGCCAACACCCAAAGCCATAGCACATCTTTTGATTGCGTCTGACATTGCGTCTTTCATTCTTGCACCATTGGTTTTCCAATTGTCCGGTTTTTCCACATCACCGGCTTCTACTACTGATATATCTTTGCCGTCAATATTACAAGATAATTTTAAAATTATGCCTGTAACAACTTCTCCGTCATAAATGACTTCAACTACATCAGTTGAATAAGCACCTAATACTGTTAACAACCTTTGTCTAATTACTGAATGTTGTATGTAATCTCCATAACCACTTGGATTATCATGGACAAATTTATCCGGAAATCTTCTACTTAATTCGTGTAATTGATTCATTCTTCCTCCAATCTCTGTAATTCATTATCTAGCAATCTATTTGTTAATGATTTTTCTGTTGCAACTCTCATACGAGAAGATACAGAAGACATTACTGCAAATATATGATAGTATTGCCCTAAGACATCTACATCGTATGTATCCATTGCTAAGTCTTCAAAAGTTTCTGCAATAAAATCATCTACATAAACTTCTTCATCACTATTTATTTGCAATTCAACATACTTCTTAACAGAGTCTAAGCAATCATCTAACATAAATGACACTAAACCTTTCTACCTAAAAAATATGAATAAGGACTTCTTCTTATACATCTAAATTCATATCCCTCTGTATATTCATATCCATTCATTCTTGTTGCACGAGTAGTGAAGCGATTAGTAATTTTTGCTAAATCACCCTCTTCTCGTTCTAAAATCGTCCATTCTTGAAAATTGTTATCCATTAAAGACTTCCAATTTGAATTAAACACAGAGTTAAGTCCTATGTTTGTTGATTTTATATCATCAACGACTATTGTGTCGCCTATGTTAAAAGTGTTTGTCACTTTTTATCCTTTCTTTTAACCATTCCATTCCAAATCACTCACTTCATAATTGTCTAGTGAGTTATCTGAATCTATGTTATCTTCGTCTTGTTTATATGCAAACTTGTTTTCTTGCAAATTTCTAAGACGGTTTGTATTACTTGCCCAATCTAAGACTGTTTTTGTTTTCCACAATGGGGTTTTACCACCATTGACTAACTTGTCCGGTTTAGGCATTTGGTGTCTTTGTCGCCAAGAAGATACAGTTGATTCTTTAAAATTTAGCATTTTTGCTATCTCATAAATACCAACAGGGTCATCATCTTTGTCCCAATTTGTTACACCTTGTTCTATATTATTGGCTACCATATACACAACATTACTACATGTATTGCATATTGCAAACCTCAAAGCTCAAAATAATCGCATATTTGTCGCTCACTGTGGTATAATTGATACATGAATGGTTATACAGACGAGCCAATTCACGAGCAATTTGAATACGGCAATTATGTTGTAGTTCTTCATTGGTTACCTCAATGGTATCAATTTGAAGCTAGGTTATATCACAAAACCGGTAACGGCATGATTGAATTAGGCAAATTCGTGGACGATTCGTTATATGGAGCTAGGAAAATGGCTCTAAATAGTATAGGTGGATACTCCGGTATTATACCTAAAGACGAAACGCAAGTCGGTTAGTTTAAACTTTTTAGATAAATTTTTGTAGATTTGTTCTGCAAGTTAGTACTTTATACTCTAAAATGCTAATGTGCAGAATAAGAGATTCAGCTACTTAGATTGCATTTGGTATTTTGATTATCTCAAATCGCAATATCCGGTAGGCACGATAGTCACTTATAGACACATTGGAAATGGTCACAACGCACACATTTGGGGCTACGATAGACACAGGGTAGGCGAAATTACCGAATGGTTGAAATGTGATAATCCCAACTACTTATATAAAGTAAAGTTGAGAGACACAGAGAACAACAGATTACTGTCAGTTCATCCGGACTTGATAGAGTTTGTTGACAACTAAATTAAAGTAGTTTAGTATATACAATTGAATATATATACAAAGGATATTAGAGATGATTGCAGAATGTATAATTTTTCTAGCTACACTAGGTAGCTTAGAAGTTCCTAATGATAGTTATTATATAGAAAATCAAATGGCTTGTAATCAGTCAGTTCCTAAATCTATGCAAAAACATGCAGAATTTATATATGAGTTTTTTGATGAAGAATCTTTTGACGAAGTTGTTCGTATAGGTTGGTGTGAATCAAGAGGTAAAATTACTGCTTACAGAAATGACAATGGTGATTCCGGTGTTATGCAGTTCGTGTCTTGGACATGGAATTGGGTTGCCGAAGAGTATGACTTACCAATGTGGGACGAGTGGGTAATTATGCGTTGGGGAAGACCTTACACAGAAAATAAAACTTACAAACACAATATTGGATTTGAACAAACTAAAGTACAATTTACTCCTTATTACAACTTACTAATGGCTTCTATTCTTGCCGAAGACATATACGGCAGAACTCAATGGAGAGATTGGAGCAGTAGTGAGTGGTGTTGGGGTAATGAAAAGAAATGGAGAGTCAAGTGGAAGAACGAATAGAACGAATTAAGTTTTGGCTTGAACTTCGTAAATGGGAAAGAGAAAAACGCAAAGAGGGTTTTCCAAAAGAATGGTTTGAAGAAGAATGAATTTATATATGAATGTCACTCAATATATAAAAGAATTGTTAGATAATGATATTGAAATTTGTCAGCATACAACAGAAGTTACTGATTTAAGAAAAATTATTGCAAACTTAAAAAAAGACAATTATGTAATTTATACAGAAGATTGTCAATGTGGTTTAGTAAAAAGAAAACATAAATCTTATGTAAAAGATTGGGCTATATAGGAGGTGATAAATTTTGAGTAGTGTATATGTTAATGGAACAATGACTCCTAAATCGGGTCGTAAGTCTAAGCAATTTGAAAAAGGTCGCATTTGTTCTGACAAAAATTGTGAGCAAGTGCTAAGTATATATAATGACAACAAACAATGTTTTTTACACGCACCTAAAAAACAACCTCGTATAAGAGGTCGTGAAGACGCAAGGAATAAAAAATAATTTTAAAATACATTTGCATATATTTGCGTATCTGCTAATGTTAAGAATATGAATATCAATATAGAGAAAAGGGGACAACATGTCGGAAGACAATCAAGTTCAGTTAGAGCAATTCAGATTTACTGAATCGTTTCAAGTAGAGTTCTATGTAGAAGCAGAGAACTATCAAAAAGCCAAAGACATATACGGCAAAATGTTTGATAAGAACATTCAGCTTGGATATGACACTTGGAAAAATATTGCAGACAAAAACATTGCCGGTGGTAAGTTTCATGTCAAAACTAAAAACAATGGTCAAGAAGCAATCCTTATAGAAGAACTATGGGGAGATATAGGAGAAGAAGAATGAAAATTTTATCACAAGAAGAGTTTCATGAATTAGATTATGACAAAAGAAAAATCTTAGCCGGTGCAGTAGCTAAAAAATGGATAGAGAGGTTTGATGAGGAAGAACTTCATTTCCACCTTACAATGGGCATTATGTCCGAGTGGACACACGAGGGTTGGGGTTATGAAAAATATGAAGAAGACATTGATTGGATGAATCATAATGGATGAAAATTTTAGAGTCTTTTGGACTACGGATGTTAAACAAGAGACACCTTACATAGGTGGACTTTATTACAGAAGTGAGATTAAAGATTTTATTGAGCGAGTAGAAGCAGACGGAGATAAAGAGATAGTTGGTATCAAGATTGATGATACATACAACTTAGAATTTATATACAGAGAAATAGAAGTCAAGACCAATGTAATTGATGTTGACTTTGGAGGGGAAGAAGAATGAACGATTACTTAGTACAAGAAGAGTACAAAGAATATATTGTTGGTGTAAGAGTTATTAGAGTTCAAGCCGAGAGCAAACAAGATGTTCTTGACGGAGACTATGACGAGATTGATGTCATTGAAGAGATTACTGCTAGTGGAGATGTTGAAGAAACAAATCTAATTGACAACAAACAATTTTTAGCAGGTGGTTGGACAGAGCTAGTTCGTGAATGTGACGAGTTAGGAGAGCCAATAGAATGAGTGAAGATAAAGAAATATATCATTTTGTAGAATTTAGTTTTAGTATTCCTGCTAGAGGTAAAGACAACAATGAGCTACGAGAATACGCACAAGAACAATTAGCTGAAGACTATTGGGACATAATCAAAGACATGTTAAGAAGTCCGGAGTATGCACAAATAGGTGAAGTTATAGAAGAAGCAGAACTTATTGACTACTTCTTTATGGAGGAAGAATGACAGACTTAACATTAGTGCTTATGGCTATAACTTTAATCCTATGGGGTTTTGTATCCGGTATGGGTTATGTAATTATAAGAAACTTGTCTAACAAACTTGAATACTATGAACGCAGAGAAGCATTTATAAGCAACTTAGTTGATAGAAAAATGGAGGGGGAAGACAATGAGTAATATGCGAGTAGGTAGGCAGAGTGGTAAGTTTATTTGTTGGAACTGCGATTCTGACGATATCAGAGAACGAGTAGTTATAAACATAAACACCGGTAATAGAATTGAAACACGAGATTACTATGACGACTTTTGGTGTAATGATTGTGGAGAGAATGACGAGATAGGAGAAGTGCTTTATGAAGAGAGCATATAAGATTAAATTCTATCAAGTGCAACACATGGGCGACCAAGTAGTATTTGCAGAGAGCAGAGATGAAGCCCTAGATGAAGCTATTGGTATGAATTATAAAGGTGGCTTGTACCTTAAATATACAGAGGGGTATGAAGCTGACATTGATGAGCAGTTTGAAAATAACCATGAGTGGGAATACTTCTGCGAGAATCATAAAGAGTATGAATGTGAGGAGGTTAGTTGTGAGCAATACTACGCAAACATCTAAGAATTTACAAAAAGTTATGCGTGAACTCATGGCTATTGAAAGGTATTGGGAGTTTCAAGAAAACATTAACTACGAAAATGCGAATTGGAATAATATACAGGCATTTATCAAAAGCTATGTTAACAACACTCCTATAAATTCAACTTATGACAATACTGACGAATTATATGACGAAGAAACATTTCAAGCCATATACAACTCCGGTTATATTGAGGGTATTAAATTTGCACAGAAAATATTATCTTACAGATTTGACGAAGTTGACAATGTAAAGCTACCCAAAGAATTAACAGATAGCGAAACAAGTGATGTCTTATATGGTGGTGTGTATGACATATTTAATTATGTTGAATCAGACCAAGTCCACATAGACGCAGAGGAGGAAGAATGAGTTTAGATTCTTACAGTAAAGCAAGAATGGAACTTATGGTAAAAGATGAGATACCTAATTTGCTACAAGATATACAAAGAACATACATATATGACTTTATGCCGGAGACAGTTCATGGCGAGAATCATATTAGATGTAGTTATTGTGAGCAAGACTTTAAGGACTATGCTGATGATGACTATTTGTTTTATTATCAAGAAGAAGAATACTGTTCTACATTTTGTATTCAATTAAAAGTTTACTCACAATTCAATGACCACTATCAAAGAGTCAAAGAAAAATGTTGGTAAAAGATTTGCATAAATACACAATGTATGCAATACTTAGTAAAAGAATATTAGTTAAAGGGGACTAAATTGAAATATAATACTAAAAAAGAGAAAATTGTTCACACAGAACGATACAAACTAACTCCGGATGATGAAGCATTCAGAGTTATGATGATAACAAGAACACACGACCCCGAGTTTGCAGAAGTGCCTAATGTTGGCTACTGCACACTCAAAGACATTAGGGGTTGGGTGCTTAAAGATATATTCTACGAAAATGTTTATTTTCATGACGCAATAGAAGATAAGATAGATGAAGTAGAATCAGACCAATCAAATACAATTCTGTATTTTGAAAATCCTAAGACAGGTGAATCCATGCAGTATTGCATACAGGGAGACCCCGAGAATAACTACGCAGGTTATATCGGTCAATCTTATTTTAATGCTGACGGAGTAGAGGAGAGAGTTAATGTCTAAATATAAATTTACACACAAAACAATCATAGACCAATATGACTACATGAATTTAGTTGAAGAACTTGCTTGGAAGTTGTTTGATACTGTATTAGAAAATCAATCTGAAAACAGAGAAGAATATATTATTTATGACTTAGAGGAGGGTGATACATTTACTCAAAAGGGTGAAGATGTATTTGCAGGTTTTTCTGAAGACATAGAGAATCTTATTAAGACAAGACTTCAACTTGAATATCATAGGAACGATAGAGAGTGGAGAAGTAAAGAAGAACTCTTGGAGAAGCCGTTCTAATGAGATTGATAGTACAGGAAACATATTTAGTTAACATACCTCAAACAGATGACTATGAAGACGCAGTAGCTATATTCCATACTGACGCAACAGATTTGTATGAGGTAAAACATTATGGATACGATTTTAAGAATGTAAGTAGGTTTGAAGACTTACTAAAAGCAGAGGAGGAAATCTAGTGGAAGATTATAAAGTATATACAGTGTTTGTATCTTTTGAAGCTAAGGACGAAGAAGACGCAGAGAACTTTGTATTAGACATGCAACCTAGTGATTGGCTAGACCACTTACAGGTTGATGAGGAGGAATAATGTGTAATTGCACAAATAAAGGTACATTTACTGTACATTATTGTCATATAAAAGAGGAGAAATAATGCCTAAATATCTTATAGAAGAGCAAGTAATTAAAAATTACGAAGTTGAAGCAGATGATGAATACCAAGCAAAAGATTTATGGGTAGCCGGAGCATTAAACTTGACTGATACTGTCCATATTGATGTTGAAGTAAAGGAGATTGAATAATGGCTAAGAAGAAAACTTGGTGGGATAACAACAAAGAGTATGTCGCTAAGAAACTTATTACTGAATGGAAAGTAGATAAAGCAGTTGCAGAAAATGTTTGTGGGGTAAAGCTATGAGTGTAGTTGACCACATAGAAAATCATGTTTACGGAATGATAGAAGAATATAGACTATCAGATGAACAAGCAGAAGAGTTGTTTGTAAGATTTGCAGACGCACTTCCTACATATACTTTGACACCTAAAGGTATTGAAGTGGTTGATATGATAGAGCAAGACGACTTTAAAGCAGGAGGAGGAACAGATTGAAGACTGAATTAAAAAAAGATATGCACCTATCTGATTGTCCGGAAGAATTGCGTGAAGCATTTTTAGACACAGAATTAGAAGATGATTATTGGGTAAACGATTGGAACAATATGAACTTTTACTTAATGAATGTCAACAGACTTCGTTGGAAGTTTGCTGAAATGTCATCTTGGGGTGTCAATGTAGAACATTATAGAGAATTGTTTGGTAATACTGACACAGAGGGATTCAGTTGTTTAGCTAAATACTATGGCGATTGGGAGACCTTATCTAAGTTATCACTAAAAGAGATGACAGAGATAGTAGAAGATAACGACCTAGATTGGTTAGGAGATGACTTTGAAGACATGTCTAACTATATTCACACGGTTGAATGCTTTACTGACGGAGTAGCTTTTAGACAAACTTGGACACATGAGTTCAAAGATTCTTGTATGAGAGTTGAGAAGTTAGATAAAGTGACAGTAAACAATTTTAATCATAGATTAAAACTTAGAACAGATGAATGTTGAGGAGATAAGATTATGAACAAATTTAAAGTTATATTTACTGCTGAAAAAATTTATATTGCAGACAACTTAGATAAAGCACAAGAGATTGCTGAATCGGATTTGAATAGAATGGCTAATCCTTTAAAAGCACAAGTGTTTTCTGTAAGTCCACATACTGCACAACATAATTGGGAATCAGTAGGTATTTATCCTTTAGAAGTAAGTGAGGAAGAATGAAAAGAAGATTTCGTAAAGAACAACACGAATGGACTCACGAGGTAAGTTGGAATCATAGCTTACCTGTTTATGGAGAAAAGAAAAATGACAAGCGATAGTCAGTTTGAAAAAGATGTAGAGTTTGTTAGTGGACAGTTTCTATGTTCTGACTTGCCTAAAGATTGGAATAAAGAGGGCGAGATAGACAATGAAGTGTTTTATCAATGGCTAGAAGATAATGCTTGGTATCCATACGAAGATTGGAGTGGAGAGAAGATATATAGTTCAATAGTTGATTTAGCAGTTGATATGAGAGCATATATTAACACAGAGAAGAGAGATGAGGCGAGTATTTTTTGATGAGAGATTTGATTTGGGACATAGCCAAGAGTGGCGAGGAAGACCTCACAAACACGGAACTTCAAGCGATTGAAGAGCCGGAGGAATTAGTCGTTGCTCGTGGCTTATCCCTAGAAGCAAAAGATAGCACAACAGGTATTAATAAATTTGTTGATGTAAAGATTGCTAACGATGTAGAAGAAAAGGGTGCATTGAAGTTAGGTGGTAGGGTTTATAACTTTAGTAAAGGTTATAAGACTGTCAGTCAAGATGTAAGAAAACTTCTTGAATGGGCTACCGGTAAAGAACTTACTGATGAATCTATGGATAATTTAATGGCTTTAGTTGGTCATAATTTTGTTCCTAAACTTCGTGGCTTAGACGCAGTAGCAAGTAAAAAAGGTATGGACAAGCAATTAGCTAGAGATACCTTTACTCATAAAGAGTGGGATGAAGCCCCTAAGCTACAAGTTATTGACACAGGTTTGAGTTCTGCTCCTAAGTGGGCTATTAATTTAGACGAGGGTAGCAGAAGAACATAATTTAAACATTGTCTATTAATATAGATATATGGATAAATTTAATTACGAAGACTATATGGATATGGGTTGTCCAAGTTGTGGAGCAGAAGCCAACGAAGACTGCTTTGAGGATTGTGTAGGGATACCCGTCCCACCTCAAATGTGGGGATTTGTTGAAGAACAAATGGCTTATGTGACACACAAAGTTAGTAAGAGATTGATGAAACAGTTTAAGATGAAGATTTTTACAGAAAAGTTAGAGGACATTATGACAGATTTAAAAGATTATAAAGGATTTGCTACTGCTATGGTCAATTCTAAGACTTTAGAAACTGCTGATAGTGTTTTAGATTTCTTTACTTCACCAAACAAATATAGAAGACATTATGTATTATGGAATGAGTTAGGAAGACCTGTTGATGATTCAAGAGAGACATGGTCAATGTTTATGGAAGCAGTAAGGAATACAAATGGTCAACAAACCTAAGATACAGGGAACTGCATTTGAAACATTAACAGTCAATAAACTAAACAAATACGGTTTTAAGGCAAGGCGACTTGCCGAAGGTGGCTCTAAGGATGAGGGAGATATTGAATGTGAAGTCCCCTTTTCGCATATTCTTCCTTATCCTAGAGTTGTATTAGAAGCAAAGCATAGAGCAAATTTAAATGTTCATCAGACACTTGCAAAAGCAAAAGAAAAAGCAGGTAGTTCTGATGTAATACTTGCTTGGAAAAAAACTAAAAGAAAAAACAATTCTAAGGTGAGAGTTGCAGACGGTGAAAGAGTTGTGTATATTGTAGATGAGGATTTAATGTTTAGACTATTAGAAAATTATAACGAGGTTAAAAGTGCCGAGTGAAGAAGAAGTTCGGAAGTCTAATGCTTTTAATAGGAATAATGGTAGGTCTAAACAAGAGTTAGCACGAAAGCTACTCAAAGTTCCGGACAATGTTGGTGGTAGAATACCGGCAGATGAAGAAGATTGGAACTCTAAAGTATTGTTTGAAGTAAAGTCCGGCAAACAAGTTGACCCAATAGCAACAAGATTTTATAATGCTGAAAGTCAATCACAAGAGTTTCAAGATGTATGGAAAGAGAAAAAACCTTTTTCAATGATAGCTATGCCTAACGGCACAGGGGACGGATTATTGATTTGTAGATTATCAGAATTGCAGAATGTGGTAGCAGGGCTACTAGCTAATTGGGAGGAATATGAGAATAAAGGAGAATAATTTATGGCTTGGATTAAAAGTGACCAAAGTTTAGCGAATCATCCTAAACTAATTTTATTAGCTAGAGCATTAGAAATATCTAAAGTAGAAGCATTAGGATATCTACACCTTTTATGGTATTGGGTCTTAGAATACGCAGATGACGGGGAATTAAAATATTTAGATTTGATTCCGGACGCTTGTGAGTGGAAAGGTGACCATAAACTATTTTTAGACTCACTTATACATTATGGTTTTATTGATGAAATTAATGGTAATGAATATCATGTACACGATTGGCTTGATTATTCCGGTGCTTTATATGAAAAAAGACTGTATAATCGCCTAAAAAAAGCTGAATCAAGAGATAAAATGCAAGAAAAACAAGAAAAACTTGATGATTTGACATCTTTTGACAATAGTTTGACATCTTTTGACAATGATTTGACAAAAATTGACGGTCAAGACCTAGAGAAGAGTAGAGTAGAGAAGAGTAGAGTAGAGGAGAGTAGAGAAGAAGATAGTGGTCTTGCTACGCAAGACGAAAGTTCTAGTAACAGAGATATGGTATTTGAAACTTTAGCTGAAGTATGTGGATATGATTGGAAAGGTGTGATGACTAAAGATGAAAGAGGTCGTCTCAATAAAGCAGTTAAGCAATTAAAAGATATAAATGCTACACCGGAAGAAATACAAGTAAGAGCTAAAAACTTTGTATTAGCTTATGGTTTTCATCCACAACCACAATCAATAACTTCTATGTGGACAAAGTTAAAAACTTCTCAACCAAAACTTACAAAAAAACAATTAGAGAATTTGCAAAAGGAAGCACTTTCACAGGGTAAGTGGGTAGAATTAGAAGAGAAGTATGGTAAGTAAAAGTAAATCAATAAGGTTTAATGATTTTTTGGAAGCTCTTATGGGTTTACAAGATATGATGAAAAACGAAAACTTAATACGAGTTGCTAACTCTCCGGATGAAGATTGGAATTTAATTTTATCTTTAGAGATAACACCCTCTAAGTTTATTTTAAAAAGTGAAGAAACTATTATTGAATTTGACGCAGACAGTAAAAAATCTGCAAGAATAAAAAAGAGAAAGAGAAAATAATGACAGATATAGATTTAAATAAGTTACCACAGTCACTATTACCAATTAAAACAACTGATTGGAAAAATGCTTGTGATTGGATTCGTGCTAGGTGGGGAAGAACTAATTGGG